CTGGTAAATCATACTCACTGAAGCCTAGCTCTTGGTCAATAGGCTGCGTGGGTGGGGTAACTACTACCTGCTGTGATGCGGGTTCTAAGGATTTTACTAATTCGTCTACAGTAGTAGGTGGAGTGTAGCTAGAGAAGCCTAATTCCTCATCAATAGACGGCACCTCTGTTTGGTAGTCTGCCGGGTATGACGGTTCATCAGTCCCGCTTTCGCCGCCTTCACCTTCTTCAAAACTTTCGCCTTTACCAGGGTCTGTTTTACCTTTTGGGACAAAGGCAGACATGATCCCGGCAATACTGCTGGGATTACCACCACTCAAGGCTGCGTTTACAATTGAACCTAGCTGTCGTTGATTCATGCCTAGATTTGGTGCTACAGCACCAATCGCAGAACCACCAAGAGAACCTAAGATTGCATTAGTCGGGTCACCCCCAGAAATAAGAGAGGGCACCACTGTTTTAGCAGCGTCTTGGACTGCTTTTGTTAAAGCTAAATCTGCGTTATCTCCAATAATATTACCCAGATCAGGCATGGCTGCGGTTACAGCCTTATCAATATACGGATTGATGGCACCTGTGATGGTGGGTGTGATGGCCGCTGTGGCAAGCTTAGCGGGGTCAATGCTTCCGGTGGTAAGTAGCTGCTGCGCTCCAGCGTTGACTAAAGCAGCGGGGACGCCTGAAATTCCTAGACTGCCAGCAATTCCCGGAAGTCCTAATGCCCCACCTCCAGTGAGTACACCTATACCTGCGTTAATGAGTAAATCAAAAAGAGGATCAGGCTTATCATAAACAGTGTTTTCAGCAACACGCTTACCGCTAGCATCAGTGAGGTATGAAGTTGTGCCTGCAAATCCTGTGCGTGGGTCTGTAGCCCCTTCACCACTTATTTTAAGACCTTTATCTAGCAAGAATTGTGCAAACTCTGGGTTTACTCTTGTAGAACCTAAATTTGGATCTTCTAAAATTGATGGGCCACCCGACCACCCAAGCTCTTGTGCTTTAGGGGCAATAAGGTTTGCAAAACTATTTAAAGTTGATACTGCATCTGGCCCCGCCATTGTTTCAGTATTGTAATTCCAGTCCTTATAAGGGTTTACAAAGAAATTACTGTGGTCTTCAGGATTAAACAACTGTTTTGCAGGAGGATTAACTGCTGGCGCCGCCATTGTCTGCTGATTGACTGGTGTTTTTTGAGAAGCGGGAGTGTTAACGAGGTTATCCTCCCCATACAAGTCAGCGTCTCGGTTAAACGGTTGTAAGTTTTGAAGCATGTTTTACCTCTTAACGCTGTCCATTCAGAACATTAGAAAAAAATTACTATTAGCGACTGCTGGAGTGTACGTAATTACTAAGACGCCAATTGACCCAGCACCACCGGTAGAAATTACTGAAGAAGCTCCACCGCCTCCACCTGCTCCATATAGACCGCCTGCACCACCCACGGTAGTTCCAGTTCCATCCCCGGCGCCGCCACCGCCACCACCAGAGAACACGTAGGTAGAAGCTACGTTAGTTCCTGCACCGCCCGCGCTGCCTGAAGTGCTTGCAGCACCACCAGTACCACCAGCACCAGCGCCTGTACCTGCTGTGCCGCCAGTTGCAGATGTTCCTGAGCCTGCTGTGCCACCGTTACCGCCGCCGCCTCCGCGCCCGATAGTTGGGTTTGCAGTGGTGTTTGTACCCCCTACAGCACCCACCCCATTTGGGCCTGCGGCACCGCCACCGCCACCGCCAGCAGCAGCAGCATTAGTGCGGCCATTTCCACCAGTACCGCCAGCAAATTGAACTGTTGTATAGTTAACAGGACTAGTTGTTGCAGTCCCCGCTACAGTAATGGTAGGTGTAGGAGAATTGCCCCCAAAACCTCCATTAATACCTGTGGCAGAAACTCCTTTATTGGCCGTTACTCCTGGGCCGTATACTGCCAAGGGGGGCGAACCACCATCATCGCCTTGGTATACAGTAAAAAACGTATATGTTAATGCTGTGTTAACAGCAGAAATTATTGCTGCGTTTTGTCCGTCAACTGGGTTTGGAGTTGTTGAATATAGTTTTAGTGGGAAATTACTTACGCTCTGATAGCTGCCGCCCCCTCCACCACCACCGCTTGCACTGGCAGTACCTGCGGCGCCATTACCAGCCGCCCCGTATGCCTCAAACTTATTTAATGAATCATTCCAGTCTGCGGGAAATACCCACGTTTCAGACCCAGTAATTACAATCTGCTTATCGCCATTGGCTAGGGTTGTTACTGTTTGCGTCATTATACTTCCTGACCAACTGCAACTACATCCCAACGAGAGCTAGCGGCGTTGTAGATACACCCTATGTAAACTAATTTGTTAGCGACTGTGGTGGTCGGTAGGGTTGTACCTACTACCCTAAACGAGTTAGTTCCCGATACTGTCCAAGTTAATGCTCTTGCTGTGCCTGAGTCTTTGAAACGAAATATCATTTTTTGCCCATCAACTGGCGAACTATTTGAGTCTGCGTTGATGGTTAATGCACCCGCTAATGCTGTTATTACGTACTGATCGTAGCTTGCGCTATCCCAAACTAAAGTGCTAACACTTGCCTGAGAATTAACACGCGGGTTAGGTAGATACGTGTTTGCAATTTTTGTAGAGCTATTTAACGGAGCATAGCCGCTAGCTACGCCTTTGTTTGCTATATTTTCTGGAGTGTATCCAAGTGCTGTAGTTACTTCACCAGAAGTAAGTGTGGGCAGGTATGTGCTAGCAATCTTTGTAGAGCTATTCAAAGGTGCATAACCATTCGCTATGCCTTTGTTCGCTATATTTTCTGGAGTGTATCCAAGTGCCGTGGTTACGTCGCCAGAAGTAATTACTACACCTTGATTTATAAGTCCTACTAATAGTTGGTCTAATTGGTTGAAGTACAAACGAAGGATGTTAGCCATCTGGTTAGTGGCTTGTTCGTTGTAGTCCTTAGTGGCTAACGGGAGCGCAGGCGCCCGAAAATCTTTAGTTACGCTCATTATTTACGCCCATCAGGTCGAATGTCGATTCGTGGGGCACCTAGCTGCCATTGCACTCCCAACGCAGTAGACCTTACTTTAAACGCCATCTGACGCCCGCGTACTCGCACATTGATCTGCCCTGTAAATTGCTCTACATCAACAACAGAGCTTCTGGCAACCGTACCAGAACTGCTGCCACCTTGAGATAATGGGTTGTTATATCCAGAGCCTGAATTCTGTAAAGGCAGCAGCGTCATTTCTACGCTAGGAGTTGCAGCTTCAGAGCCTCGGAAAGTGATGTCAGGCAATACACGCCAGATAAAACCAAAGTTATGTCCGTCATCAATATCAAACTCAGAGGACGTAATATATGCTTCAATTGGTAACGTAGTAAGTGTTGCAGAGTCGTTAATGCCGGTTTCTTGGTAAATTAAACGGTTATTGTAATCTGCAGATACAGGAACACTAGACACCACACTGTTGTCTATCCAAGCAGTACGGGCTAACGTCCCATCGTACCAAGCATTTTCTAGATAATTATATACAACGTATCGGTTAATGGTATTGCTGTCTGCGGTGCAATAGAACCACCAAATCTCATTAAATTGCTCTACGGTAGATGCAAATACTTGTTGTTTTTGCCCAAAGTTAAAGTCCGTGAAGATAGAGCCACGCAGATCACAATTTAGAGTTTCAGTGCGACCGCTGTATTTGTAAAACTTTTCGTCACCCATCCAATAGGTTACGCCTGACGCAGTAGCCCACGCTCTATCGCTGATGATAGATACGTTATCTGCTAACAACTGCGACCCCCAAACAATCGGTGCCCCTAAATACTGCAAAGAGTACATAGAGGTATCAGTCCAGATTAAGATTTCTTGCCGAACTTGGGCTACAGCTTGGATATATGTGCCATGCGATAGCTGTAAAAAACCTGCTTGTTTTGTGGAACTTATAGTCCAATCAACTGGACTTTCTTGGTCAGACCAACGAATTAACATTGGGTTTTTATCAACAGAGCCATAGTCGTTGACACCAAATGCCAATACAAACTTGGATGCATCAGACACTAGAATGTTATCTGCCATCAATGGCACATCTGAAGCACCAGCTTTTGATGATAAAAGAACACCACGGCTGGTAAGCCCTAATGCGGCCTCCCAGTAATATAAAGCCCCACCTTTAGGGTTATAAATTAAGTCAGTGCCAAAGTTATATGCATCCCAAATACGGATATTTGAAGTTGCGCTAACTTCTCCAATACCCCAAACACCTGTACCCCATCCACCCGCGCCCCATCCAAACAAAGGCTCTTGAGCCGCGCTTCCAATATTTACTTGGTATGCAGCAACAGTTGACCCACCGCCATTGCCTGAGTCTGAAGAAGTTGCATTAACCGCTGCAGTGATGGTATAGATATTTGCGCTAATTACCGTAATTGAATATTCTTGGTTTAATACTGTGGCAGTTATTGCCCCACCTAATGATGCTGCTCCGCTAAACGTAACGTAATCACCTGTAATACCACCATGACCTATGTTGGTGACGGTAATAATAGGTGACCCATTAGTAGCTGCAAAAGTTACTACTGAAGAAGGGGGAACAGTAGTTTTACGAATAGGTGTAATGTCGTAATACGCCCCACTAAACTCAACGTAATACTTTAGATTAGTACCTACACCAATGTAAACAGACCACGGCCATAGCGACCTACAAACACCAAGGAATTGATTGTCTGAAATGCGCTGCCAGCCACCAACCTTTTCAGGTGTGCCTTGCCGGAATCTAACCTTGTCACACTCATACCACCCGCCTTCGGTGGTGTAGCGGGTATTTTCCCGGTTGACCCCAGACTTAAACATTAACTTTTTTAGGGGCATATATACCTTGCTTCGCGCACCTTAGACAAACTTACTTAGGACGAAACCCTTCGAAACTCTGGTTTTCCATCTGAGCCTCTGGAGAAATGTGGCGTATCCACCAATGCTACCCCGTTTCCACCCCATGAGTTAGCTTTATTTAAAGACTCCCAATAAGCCCCCAGAGGTGCAAGCACTGCCTTGTCCCAAATAATCTTTCCATCTTTGAAGAAATTCAGGTCAACTGCGCAGCGCTTTAAATGGATGGAGTTTAAGGTCTTTGAACGGCCAGTTTTAACGTAGATGGCTTGTTGTTCGGGGGTACGGGCTAACTCACCCCCAGTGACCATGAAACCTTGCTCTGTAGCATATTGGATAAGCTTGCAGGCGTCTAGAAGAAACGCAGCTTGTTCTTGGCTAAGGCTCATTCCTTACCCCCTTTGCGCATTTCCATGACCTTCTCAACTGTGCGACCACCAAAGTAAGCAGTCATCACCAACATACCCCATTGACCAAGCAAAGCAACGTATGCTTCATTGACTTCAATACCTGCTGCACTAAGCCCAGCAAATAGCAAATACGCAGTTAGGATGTAAATTAAAGTGCCGGGACGGATGTTCTTAGACAGCCATGAGTCAGAAGACATATCGGCTTGCCAGCGCTTAGAAACGTTGTCATCCTGATTTGCCTGAGCCGCAAGCAGAGCTTTTAATTCCTCCTGCTCTAACCGGGCTTTTTCAATGCCAAGCTCAAGTAGGCGTTCTTCATGGTCATATTGAAGCTGACGCAGCTTACTGACTTCTTCAGGGCTTGGAGTGTCGGAAATCTTTACCCCAAGGGCGTTCTCAACAACTTCCTTGCCTTTTGCTTGGATTGCAGATGACAAAAGGCCCAGACCATTCTGGGCCAATGTACCTAGCAATGATGCAACAATTGGAATCATTTCTTCTCCAACTTGGTTTCAATTACCGCAATGTTTTGTCGGTTAATCTGAATGTCGTCGCGGTTTTTTTGAATCTCAATTGACAAATCTTGACGCAGACGTTCACGGGCCAATTCTGCGCCTGTGTTTGTTGCTTGCTTGTTATCTGAGGTAACAACAAGAGAAATCTTGCTGTTAAGAATGGTAACTTCGTGGCTCAAGTTAGCCAGTGCTGACATAAGATAAACCACGCAGGTAAACAGCAGAGGTAACACAGCAAACGTGAGTTTTTCAATTAACGCGCTTTTTGTGTCGTCAGCCATTTACACACTCCAAGGCAGCGGAGGGGTCACCACGGGAGGGTTGATCTGGTTGGCAATCTGGGTGTCAATGTAAGACTCATAGGCTGCGACTTGTTCTGCGCCTAATGCATTCTGCACCCAGCCAATAACTTGGTCTTGAGTCAGGTTAGCATAAGGGGTGTACGGTGCCCCCGCAACATAGGTGACCCCAACAGAGCCGTAGCAGGTTGCGTTGTAAGTGCCATCAGTTCCGTTGAGGCGCCATGCAACCGAAAAAACTACATCGGTTTCACCCTCTGCTTGAGGGTAGGCACTCATCTGTTCAACAACCCAAGTTTGTGTAATGGTTGACATAGTATTTACTTTCAAAGTTTAAGCGCCATTGGGCGCAAGTATTAAGCTAGCGTAATATTGCCAACGCGGGTAACGCCATCACTGCCACGATAACTGATCCGCATGTTTGTGTTGCTGGTGGGCGTTAAGTTCATCTGACCGTTAACTGTCAGCGTTGGCGGGGTATTACTGGGAGTGTTGATCTGGTTTCCACTAGCGTCGATCCGCATAAGCTCATTGGTGTTTGAAGAGAACGTCATGCCACCGGAAGCATTACCAACATCCAGACCAGCAGTTGTTGCGTCGGTTCTGAGGGCAATCTCCACCGATGTTGATGTGTTGCGAAGCCGAGCGCCGATGCCATTTACTGCGTGGAATACATCCAGCCGGTTTGTTGCGGTGCCGCCAATCCCCACATTCCCGCTGCTGTCGATGCGCATGCGCTCAGTGCCACTAAAAAACGTCAACGGGGTTGTGCTGCCCCAATATACGCTAGCTTCGCTTGCTGTCTGACCAATACCAACAGTGCGGGTTCCCGTGCGGTACTGAAGCCCGCCATCACCGGCTCCAATAACATCAAGTTTTACTGCAGGGGTGGTTGTACCTACCCCCACATTCCCGCTAGCGTCTTTATAGAACTGCCCACTACCCAGGTTAACAACGCCTGTACCACCAGTTAGCGTGCCAGTGTAAGCAAGGTTTGTAGTGTTAATGGTGGTTGTGAAGTCTGCTGCTTCGCGTACATTTGTGCCATCGCACATTAGCACCATTGACCTGCCATTAGGAATGCTGACTCCAGTTCCAGATGGCGTTTTTAACGTTACTGCAAACCCACCATCAACACTATTTTTGACAAAATATAACTTGCTTTTAGCTGGGCAAATAACATTCCGTGCTGCACCGGGCGTGCCAGCAATATTCAGCATCATGTTACGTGCTTGATTTGACGCACCATCTGTAGTGGTTAACGTAAAGTCAGCAGACGTCATTGTTATGGAAAGATACCCTGCAATAGCTGTATCAACTAAGCTGGTAATACCGTTGTTTACAGTTGTCCCCCAGCCAGTATCATTAAGCCCTGGAAGAGCTAAACCTAATGACGGGGTATAAGTTGCGGTCATAATTTATCTCAGCTAAAACGGATTACAGCGGTTGTAGCAGAACCAGCCGGGAAGGTAACTTTAAACGTAGCGTTGGTTACAGACCTGTCTGCACCAAAATCAAGCACAGCAATTGCCGTGTTACTTTGCGTACTATCGTAGATTAAAGCCCCACGGGCTGTGATGGTGGCAAGCAACCAATAAGCATCATTGAAAGTTAACCATCCGGTCTTGCCAGAATACCCTGCGGTTCGACCAGTTAATTGAAGTCCACCAGCCGCGTATCCAGTACCGACAACCTCATTACTTGTAGTGTAGGCAGTAGTAGAGCTACTTAGATCGGCTAGGCTGGTGTATAAAGCAATCTTTAATACATCAGTAGAAGGCATGCCTCTTAAAAACAGAGCATTGCCCGCGCCACATAGACCTTGAATAATTGCCATTAGATCACCTGTGTACGCACTTGACCATTGCGGTAAGCATCTTGACGCAGCTTGCCGTCAACCAGATTCTTAAACAAGGTAAGTGATTGTTTATACTGATCTGCGTACAGAGCGACCATATCTTGCTCACCCTTCATAAAGCGGATAGCTTCTACCATTACCCCGTTAAACAGCACTGAGTCAAAGTTAGTGCCCAACCAAGTCGTGCCTGCGGTGACGATACTTTGTGGGTAGTATGAATAGGTAAGTGATGCGTTATTAGCAGCAATCGGGGTAGGCCCAAGAATAAACGCAGTCAACAATTCTGATGCCGTTTGCGGGCCGTTAATTGCGTAATACTTTGGAATACCTGTAACAGTCGGTGTTGGATACGCTTCATAAATGAAGTTAGCATCCTTGTTAATTAGGTAGCTATATGCCCCTGTACCGTCAATAACAGCAAGAGAAAAAGTATTCAGGAAGTCAGACGGCGCATTAAGCACATTACTGCCAATAGTAAGTGGCAGCAAAACTGTCTTCCGCATAATTGGTAGCTGAACAGAGTTGTAAATCTTCTGCTCAGCCAGTTGAGTCATAGTGGCGAAATCCACCGCTGAAAACGTATTTTCAGTATAGTCTTCTACAGCAGTCTGTAATGCAGTGTAATTCATCGCCACCTCTAATTAGGCCATCGGGCCACGGCTCATGGTGCCTTTGGTAGCTGCACCTGTGCCACGCATTTTGATGCCAGTGGTCTTGGGTTCATACAGGGGGCCAAGGGTTACAGGAGTGCCCCGGCCCATCATGCTAGTCCCACCTTTAACCTCGGTATGGGGCTGAGCATAGACAGCGGCATCACCCACTTCCTTGCCCATCACTTTCTTACTAAATTTAGGCATGATTAGTTCCCTTGATTCTTGGCGCGAGAAAGGTTGCGACCATATTTAGCACGGTCATCAGTGGTGGGACCACCCGGCTTACCCTTGGGGGTCTTGACGGACTTGTCAATCGGAGCTTTTTTATCCATGATGTTTCCTTACGTTTCAACAATATATTGTTGGGTTAAAAAGTCTAAGTATAGAGAGTAAAAAACTTCTGTAGTACCCCCCGCTGTTACAGTTCCAACTTCGCCAATAGCAACTAAATCGTTTGGAGTTAGCGAGCTTGAAGACCCACCTCCTACCGGGGACCATCCCCATTGGTAAATCCGACTGCCTTCACCAATTGAGCCTGTTACTGAAACGCCTGAAGTGAAATAACTAAGATCGGGACGAGGATTACGCAGAGCCTGCGGATCGTCAACCGGGTACATACCCAATTGCAACTGCGGTTGATCCATCTCCCAGCATTGCCTACAGACCAGAATATTAACATTCTTGGTCTTAATCACCAGCCCTTTTAGCTCTTTAAGCTTGAAGCGGAAACCACATCGGTCACACTCCGATATGGCTTTTATGCCGTTGGCAAACCTATTACCCATGATTAGCTAATAAATTGCTGGCGTGGAATAAATCTTACCGCTGCCTTCTCGCGGTCCTCAGACGCAGCATTTTCCCAACTCTCATCATATTGAGCTTTTAGGACTTGCATGCGGTCTAAAGCGCCTGGGAGCTTCATGGATAGATAGTAAGCCAGTCCTGCTACCATGCAGGGAAGAAACCGAAATGGCACATCCATTGTGTTTACACCTGATCCTGCATCTTGAATACGGCGCAGACGCCAATAAACAAAGGTATAGGTAGTACCAGAATCCGGTACAGGCCATACAGTGATGTTTGGAATAGGAGCTTGTCGGTTAATATAAACCTGAATAGGGCGAGCTTGGGTTAATTTATTCGGAATAGTTGCATAGGTAGAAACACTAATGCGGGTGATATTTAAATCAGCCTGCGTAGATGCTACACCAGCACCAGTCCGAATTACATGCTCAAGTAGGTCTACAGTATCTGCGGGAAGATTATAAGTAGCCGTGCCTGAGACAAGAGTAATTGACCCTTGCTCTACCGTCCATAAATTGATGCCTTGATTTGCCCATGACGCAAAAAGGAGGTTCAAAGACCTCCGTGCTGTTTTTAGATCATAGCCTGTGCGTAACTCTGCACCACACCGCTCAAATGCTTCTTCGACGCATTCCGTCAAATCTAAATTAAATGCTGTGGTGCCTGAAGTAGCCATTATCTGTAACCTGCTGTTTTCTTAGCGATGCGTTTAGGTTGTGCTACAAACTGTTTACCTTCAGCTTTGCCCTTGCGTTTTGCGGCTGTAGTAGCTGCGTATTCTGCTGGGGACAATGCTTTGATGGCTGCGGAAGGTAAGTAGCGTTCCCCCGTTTTAGAAGAAGGCTTGCCTGATTTAGTTTTCCAATCAGCCTCCCCCCAAGATTTCAAACTTTGCTGTTCTTTTCGCAATGCCATGTTATAGCCTAGTCTTTGTAAGACCCACCAGCAGCTTTATATTTTTTAGCTACTAATTGTGCTTTACGCCCGCTCCAATTTCCTGCTGCTGTGCCTTGGGTAGCTGCGGCCTTAACCTGCGCCACGATACGCTTACGCATCTCAGGCTTTGTGTAGTTGCCAGCCGCGTTAACAGTGCCACCCTCCTTGTAGACATCCACAATGTTAGGGTTGTCCTTGCGCTTCACCTTTTTACGGGAAGGCATTTTGCTAGGGTTGATGGCACCCATACCACGGCTAGGCAACATTAGCAGACCCGGCCTTTAGTCTTACCACGCTGAGCAATTCCATCGCCTCGGCTAGAAGCACTGCTGACTACACCACCAGAAGCATACTTCTTCACCTTGCCGCCTCGTTTAAAATCTGCATCGCGTTTATTAAAAATCTTTTCTAACGCTTCTTCGCCTCTGGTTTTTGTAGCCCCGCCACCCCCCAAAGTGTCAGCAATTTTACTTGACCTTGGGCGACGCAAAATTTCCAAAACTTCATTTGGCAATTCTTTTTCTTCTGCCCTTTTCCCTGCAATTTTTGCGCGGTTAGCAGCCCCTCGCATAGCAGACTCTGCAGCTTCCATTTGTTGTTTTGGAGTGTATTTCTCAGCGCTCTTGGCAACTTCTGGCGCACGGGGGGCTGAAAAAGCCTTGCTAGCTTCTACGGCATCCTGCGCAGATTTCTTTGCAGCCATGCGTGATGTTAAGGCGCCAACAGCACCTCGAAGCGCTCCTGCCCCACCAAGCAGAAGACTTTCAGGGTAAACGCCTTCAATGGCATCCCGGCCAGGGCGCATCATTTCATCTTCAGCGGCCTTGTCCCTTGCCATCTTTGCTGCGCGTTCAACAGTGGGGCCTGCTTGCGATCCCCGGTTGCCTGCGCGGCTAACAGAAGGCTCCTCATACTTGCTTGGGAAGCGGCTGCTAGTATCTTTGTAAGAATTTTTGCTTGGCGTAGATTCACTACCGTCCATCATGTCAGCAGCACGCTGAGCAGCTTTGTCTTTAGCTTCCCCAGCGGTAGGGTCAGTCTCTACCTTGCGAGCACGTTTAACTGCGGTCTTGGTTTCTTCCTTTTTGCCGCCGCTTTCAACGAAGCGACGAGCGCGGGAATAAGTGTCCTCATCAAAGCGCCCACCCTCAGGCTTTGCGCTAGGCATCATTTCAGTGGTTTCGCCACCATCAGCAAATTTACGCTTTTTCATGATTAAACCACCTTACAACGAGTTTTACCGCGCTGTGCGCAGCCATCAGCACGGCGGGATGCATTACCAATCATCCCCCCAGAAGCATATTTCATAACATTCTTTTTAGGAATTTTATTTGGCACAACAGGATTCTTCCTGACATTCTCTGTTGGGCCTTCATCCGGCATAGGAGGAATGCCTTTTTCTGCCGTGTAAATATCTTTATCCAAATCATCTACCGGAGCTTTAACTTCTTTGCCTTGCTTTTTTGCAGGGACGATTTTAATCGCAGAGCCTAGTTCTGGAGGACGCTGTTGCTTTTCAGGGCGGTCGTTATCCGGCGCATCAGGCGTAAGAAGATTTACAGGGCGTGGCATGTTATTTCCTTAGCACTTACCGCCGCCGGCCATCTTGACCTGCATAGCCTTCGTCTTGCCCTTAGAAGCAATGCCATCAGCAGCGCGGGTAAAACCACCACTTGCCATCTTTTTAGCCATGCCACCACGCTTTAGCTTTAGCTCAGTGCCCTTACCGCCTTTATGCTCCTGCATGTCATGCTGCTTAAAAGCCTTCTTAATCATGGCTTTGTCTTGCGACTTATCCATCATACCGCCTTCAGCCATCATTTTCTTAGTAGCCATAGTTTCACCGCCTTTTGCGAATTTACGGCCTTTATCGGCCCGTTCAAAATCAGAGCCGACGCTCTGGGGAATACCCACCTTTTTAGCAAAAGCAGGTGAATGAGATACTGCTAGCATAAAATTATGCTGCTTCTTTGAGCTACTCGGCATCGCTTTTCTCCAGAGGTTTACCGTGGATTAGCCTTTGCACTGTAGGGGTTTCGTAGATACGAATGCCCGTCCAAATGATAGTAAATAGCGCAGCGATAGCCGGGAGATAGTCCATAAGGGTGCCCGCTACCGTCAAAATAGATAGGGCGTCTACAGTGTATTTGGTGGCTTCGTTACTCATGTTAGCAATCCCAGGCCCTTAAAGATTTATTAACGCGGCTATTGGGGTCTTTGGCAGTCTTGGCGCTTGTAAGTTTTTTCTTTAGCCCCGTCATCCGGGCACAGAATGAGTCTTTACGTGGGCCACCTTCAGGCTGCGGCGCCTTAAGCCCAGGTTTGCCGGGGTTTGCCTTGTTGTAAGAGGCGCGTCCTTTGGCGTTCAGACCGCCAGCTTCAGCCTTACCTTCTTTCCGGGTCCAAGCAGGTGTTTTAGCCATGATTACGCCCAGACGCGGCTAGGAGTTTTAGGGGTGACCGCCCAAGCCTGCAGCTCCGGCATTTCTGCAGTGTGCCGTACATTAACATGCCAACCTTCAACCGGAGCCATTTCCGGGAATTCACCGTCTTCGTTGGTAAACATCTTGCCTGTGGGTTTATAGATGAGGCCAATAACATCGACAGCCGCGTACTTAGGCATCTTGTAGGTTTCGACCACATCGTCCTGTACATGGGTCTGCTCATCAAACAGCACCGCGTCAGCCTGGGCTTGGTCTACAAACTTGAGGTTTAGATCGTAGTACATATTAAGAGGTTAAGGCTTGGAGTTGAGAGTTGGTTAAACGCTGGGGGTAGTAGGTGATGCGCTGGAGATGGCCGTTGATAAAGTTAGCTCCAAATAGTGAACCAATAGACATTCTCGCCAGCGATGCTGGTAAAGCACCAGCAGTACTATTTACGATAGCAGTTGCGCCCGAAAGCGACGACGCATAGTTTGCAAATGCATATGCAAAAGCGTTTTTTACTGTAGTATTTACTGTGTAAGTACCACCAGAAATTGTCGCTACAGCAGCACCGCTTACAACAGTACGTGGGTTGACAATATTGCTTGCGTTTAGTGAAATATCAATTCTGTCGGTTGTTGTTGACGCAGCTTGAGCAAAAGAAAGTGTATATCTTTGCACGGAGTTGGCAAAAGAATTCCACTGGCTGAAAATTGTACCCTCAGTCGCGTTAAACCAAGGACTTAACGTGTTGATTGATGCTACGTCTGCTGCGCGGTTGACTGTTGCAGTTGTGGAAACGTCTGTTGCGCGAGTAAGTGCCGTTGTTGTGGTAGGGTAATAACTGGATGCAGCAGAGCTAGCTTCTAATTGCGCGCCCCAAAAGTCAATTTCATCTCCAACAGTTTGGCAATAGACTCCTACACGCCCTAACGTGCCTACTGCTGCTACTGTGACGGAGTACCTAGCCCATGTGCTAGTAATAGTCACCGGGGTGTTAACGTTTTCAACTGCTCTAATTCCAACTATACCTGTTCCAGTCCTACGCCTTATCCAAATTGAAACCGTATAAGTCGTGCCACTTGAAACTGTTGCAGCAGCGTTTTGTACAGAACCATTTGCAACCGTAGCCGTGACCGTTGCAGCAGTAGCCCCACCCGCCGGGTCTGAAATACCTGTCGTTTTAGTTGATCCGTTTGTAAGCCAAATTGTCTGCGTAAAATCTTGGCTGTAAGTACAAAGATTTGTCCGCGATGTTTCTATAACTAAATAAGGCGGCTGTGTCAAATCTTGTTGGTTGTATGTATACCTAGCAACATTAACACCAGCAGTTTGCACCAACCCGCTTGAATCTATGTAAGTACCAATGGTAGCCCTGCTTACAAAAGCCGGAGTAGACTTAATTACAGATGTTGCAAAAGCTGCTTTTTCTAATTGTGGCAAACCAATGCGTAAAGTGACATCAAAAGCCAAACCAACAGTAAATGTAACAACAATTTGTTGCGTAACACGCTCCGTTGAAACATTAGCTAATGTGCCAGTTACAAGAGAACGTTGGGTATTTAAAGAACCATTTGTTGGTGTAAGTTCTGTGGTAGATGTCTCTAGAAGCCCACCTGAAGAAGTGCGGCCGTTTAGTCTGTTTGATAATGTTACATTACTTAAAGAACCACCAGCTAACTTTACATAAACACTTGCAGCCCATGTTTCACCAGGAGCCGCAACTATAGTAGTTGTAAGGGATGACGTAACCGCAACAGTGGAAGAAGCCGTTGGTGTCCCGTAGTATCTAATTTCAATATACTCAACACCATTTTCTGTCCCTAGACCAATAACTTCTCTGGCAACACCATTAGCAGTACTTGTCACAGACCAATCAGAAGGCACCACTCCGGGGGTACCTGCCAACGTACCAATTGCTAAATTATTAACAATGTTATTGGTCCGTGCTTCTTCGATAAGAAAGCCTTGAGCAGCTAACGTAGTTGGGTTGTATTCAAAACGGGGCGCATCTGTAGCAGCGACTTGCAAAACACCAGCGCTGTTGGTGTACGTAGCATTGTTACTTGCCCGCGTAAAGGTGATGATTTCACTAAATGTTGCGTTGGCTAATGTCATATTTACACCGTTAGGGCTTGGAGTTCATAGTTAGCCATACTACGTGGGTAATACGTGATGCGCTGAATATGCCCGTTAATAACGTTTACAGCCGTACCACTTGGGTCTGCACCAATATTCATTTGAGTAAGCCCTACAGGCAATGCGCCAGCCGTATCAGCAACGATACTCCCGCCATTCCTACTAGCTCTAAAGTTGTTTACTGCGTAAGATGTAGCTACTTTATTTACAGCGCCAACAGTGCCAATAGCCCCTAGAGAAAGGGTAGCTACCGGGGATGACCCAGAGTAGTACACAGAGCGCATCAAGCCGCCATCGTTGTCAATGTGGATTGAATTCTGCGCGGTCACACCATTAGAAATATCTACATAAGCGGTGTAAGTATTTGCTGATGCTTCAAACTGTGCAAACAACGTGCCTTGGGCACTGTTAAACCAAGGGCTAAGTGTGTTGATTGCTGCCAAGTCTGCTGCGCGGGTTACTGCTGCAGTTGTGGTGACTAAATAACTAGTAGTACTATTTCCTGCTTCTAGCTGCGCGCCCCATAAGTATGCATTTTCTACCCCTGCACCAGTTGCAGTGTAAAAGTTACGAACACGTATGGTCGTCGAAGTATTTGTAGTAGTAGTAATAGACAGTCTATACCAACTATCCGTGTAAGGAGTAATAGCAGCAGTAGTGTTAGTAAAAGTACCCTCATTAACTGCTATATTAACTGACCCAGTAGTTAGGTTAAAATTCGCCCTGCCACGATTAGTTGCAGTGCCATCATCTAAAGACATACCAAATGTCGAAAGACTACCACTACCAGGGGCTACTTTTACCCATAGACTTGAAGAGTACGTAATAGCTGAAGCGGCTTTAGTGACAGGCTGTGAAAATAGTACTGTACCCGCTGCAACAGCAGTCAGTAGATCAGCAGTAGTAGCCCCATCTGGTGCAGTAGTAGAGTCAGGAGTTATTAGCGCGTTAGCAGTAGACCAAGTGACGTCAAAACTTTCGCTTTGCAAAATTAAATTAGTACGCGCTTCTTCAACCAAAAGACCTAGTTGAGTTAGCGTAGTAGAGTTATATTCAAACCGTGGAGCGTCAATGGCCGCAGTCTGCACTAGACCATCACTACCTACATATGTACCTGTAGTGGACCGCGCAAATGTAACAATTTGGCTAAATGTCTTAGCAGTCAGCCCTTGGCCTGCCACCCATACAGAATACTGAGCGGGGAGTTGGTATTGTTGCGTTAGGAAGTTTAGTTCTAGAGACGAACCTACAAACGTATTATCTACAGCAGGTAAGCCTGTAAACAATAAGTCCAGCGTAGGCCCCGACTGCGTAAATGGGTTTAACCCCGTGCTAAGGGGGTTATCATACGCAGGGAACGCAAACGCAACACCAAAGGACATTAGTACACCCGTACAATGTTGGTTGCTGTGGTGCTAGTAGACCATACTTGATCTACCTGCACAGGGATAACGCCACCAGCAGGGACGTTAGAAAACGTAACGTCATCCCCTTGCGCCGTAGTTACACGCACATTCCCTGAAACACCTACGTAAAGTACCGAAGGTGATGGGAACATAGCCGTGTCGCTAGGAACAACAGCTACGGCCCCACCTGGGAACATGGGGAACGTCGGGCTAAAATTAGTCGCTTTTCCCATGATTTTTCCTATTAAGCAATACGGCTAAACACGTAAGCAGTAGCGCTAGAAAAAATAATCCGAAAGCATGCTAGGCCCGTAACGCCGCTAGGAACGGTTAAAAGTCCAGCCCCCGCGCCAGAACCAGCAGCGGCAGCGGCGGAAAGAATACCGTTAGTAGCTACAGCAATAGTTACAGTACTCGCACCAGCAGTGTTATCAACATACAGGTCTAAGACATCACCGGCAGTTGCAGCCAACGCGGTGCCGAGAAGAGTGCCAGTTGGCAGAGTAATGGTAGTTGCTGCGGCAGAAGTAGAAGTAATATACCCGGTTAAAACTTGCGCTGCAGTAGCGGTAGCAGTAGCATTGATTGCAGCAGTAGTAGGGTGAACTTGGGTGGTAAAAGCTAAGCTTGTAACGGTTGCGTTCGTAACGGTTGCGTTCGTAGCATTTAAAGTCGTAACGCTGCTAGCATCATCAAACGTAGCTGTAGTAGTTACTGCTCCAGTAACCGGGTCAACAGAAATAGACTGAAAACCATTTTGCGAGCGTACTGGGCCGCTAAACGTACTATTAGACATGATTTTTCCTCAGTTTGAACCTACTGTCCTTGAGGGGAGGTCTGACCAAGAAACAGTCAGTAGGCTAGATAAGCTTGGTACATGGAGAGTACTCTTAGGTGTAAATAATGTCAAGCGGAAATAAATAAGCCCTCCGAAGAGGGCTTTGTACTGCTAGTTTAGGTGCGGTGTATTAAGCCGAACCGGGCGAACCAAAGATGCCCAGCGGATCCGACACTCCAAACGAATACCGCTCTCGCGCCTTGTAGCGGATATTGCCGGTATCGAAGTCACCATCATTCGAGGTTGACAGCGGCACACGGATGAAGTGCTTCATGCCGTTGGGCACATCGGTGGTCAGATACCAGCCTGTGGGGTCGGTCAGGAAGTGGTTAACGGTGTAACCTTCCGGGATGCTACCGTTGTTCTTGATAGCGTTGATGTCGTTATCGGTGGTGCCGACACGCAGTGACGTTTCCAGCAGACGAGTGGCAACGAACATCAGGCTCGGAGGAACAATCAGCTTCTTCGGCTTAGCGGCAATCAGCAGGCTGCGCTCATCGGTCCAAGCTGCGATTTGAATCACAGCCGATTCCAGCGAGGTCTCGTTCAGGTCAGCAGCAACCGCAGGACGATTGCTGTTGGTGCCACCAGAGATCAGCGGGTGGGCCGTCGAGAACAGCGAAACACCGTCACCATAGGTAACAGAGCTATTGAAGCCGTTGTTCAGGATGGCAGCAGCCTTAACCTGCTTGGTGTAGGCCATACCACGGGCCAGGGCCTTGGTGTAACGAGCCGACAGCGAATCGTACAGGTTATCTTCCATCGCCTCTTCGGTGATGGAGAAGCCCAGAGCGATGGTTTCGTGATTGTAACGAGCGGTCCAAGCTTCTTGGCCGTTATCGTACTGGATCGCTTGACCTTCGTTCTTCACCGGGGCGGCAGAGAAACCCGACAGCTTGGTTTCTTCTTCAAACGAACGCTCAGAAGTCTCCGTTTCGTAGATTTCTTTGTGCTCTTCGCCGTAGCGAGCATACTCCAGACCAAACAGGGCGTTAAGACCCGGCAGGAGTTCCTTCAGTAGTTGTGCGCGAGAAATAGCCATTTTAAGTTACTCCTTAGATGGCGGTGGCAGCGTAGTACGAATGCGACGCAAAGTTAATCTTCACCAGCATCTCAGGATACTGGGTAAAGACAATGGTCGAAGACGAAGGAATAGCCACCACACTGCCGGGGACTGCGATAGCAGAGTTAATGGTAACCGAGGTATCGCCAGCAGCAGCAGCAACGCTAACAAACGAACCCGTCTGAATGCGTTGACCGTTAGCCGCGATGTACGAGACATCAGTACCAACCGGGATAGCGGCAGGCAGGCCCGTGCCAGTCAGGGTGATTGTGGTGGTGGACGAGCTACCAACGGCAGTGATGCTTTGAGCAGTGTCAGTGACAACGCCAACTACACGCGCCGGGAATGCAGCGGTAGTCAGGGTAGCCGAGTACAGCAGAGCATTCTTAGAATTGCCAGTGTTTACACTACCAACACCATCAACCATCGAATAGTTCTGACCAAGCATTGCAATGCTGCCAGAAGCCATCACCGTGGTGCCCGACACGACAGCCGCCTTAAAGACGGTATCCGGGTCATCGCTAACATAGGCAAGGCAGTCGCCAGCCAGGGTGCTTGCCGGCCAATACTGCGAGAAGCGCTTTTGGCGCGTCACCGGGTCGGTGTAGGTGCAGCCCAGGAAAATGCCGGTAATGATGCCGGTGCCGCTGGTGGTGATTGCAGCACGCACGATGGTGCCGCGAGTTAGGCGAACGAAGTCACCATAGAAGATGTCCGTAGCGTAGCCATACTGGATGGGCAAGCTACGGGTGGAACCCGAAAACACCTGACCACCGATCAGATTGACCGGCTTTAGGCCATACGGGGCGTCAATAATGGGGTAAGCCATATATCACTCCAATTTAAGTTAAATACCTTTGCCAAAAGTCACCTTGCTGCTGCGTTCTTTAAACAGCGGCATGCGAGGATCGTTTTCGCGCATAAAGTTGTTGTCGATAGAATTCATTTGATTTTCCGATTGCGCATTAAAATGGGCATCTCGTTGCTCAGTGAACTCCGTAGGTGTCTTGCATAGCATCAACCCGCCAATTTCAACACTGTCCGGGTAGCGGGTATTGCCACTGCCCATCAGGTGAATCTCAGGGTGATCAGAAGCCTTGACAGGCTCCCAGCCCTCTCGCATTTTGGAAGACATGTTCATTGGGTCTGCGGTGCCCAATGTGCTGGTGCGTACCCAGCGGAATGAATACCCAGGCTCCGGGTTGGGAGAGGGAAGCAATTCAGGCGGCATCCATTTAGTAGGACGCTCTGTTTTTGCTCGGGTTTCAAGTTCACGGGGGGTGCGGGTATCAGCCATTATTCTTCCTAAAATCAGCAGCCACTTGCTTAGCGTAGGCTTCCAGGGGAACCCCAAGCCGCTTGGCGATATTTACTTGTGATTGAGTCAGCACGATTTTGCGCGGTGCTGTACTGCGGGTAGCAGATGCCACAACTGTTGGCTTCTTTGGCTTTTCCGAGGGGAACGCATCTGGAAAAAGCTGACGTACACGGGAATTAATCTTCTCGTAATACTCGTCGCTAGTTGGGTCAATCTTGCTTTCAACAAGCTTTTTGTGAACGGTTAATGCTACGGCGGTCATTTCATCGTCTGAGCCAAACCAAGGATTTTCATCCTGCCACGCTCTTGCTTTGGTATCAACGACTGGCGACTGTTG